ATATCATGCCGTCCCAAATGTGCTTGTGATAAATGCAATCGGGGCAGAAATAACCATTAAGTTTGCAGAATCGTCTTTTTTTAATCTTGTATATCAGCTTGCTTATCATCGCCTGCTCCTTTCATCTGCGCTCCGCAGTTAGGGCAATAGTTTCCTTTTGCGTAGATGAGCACACGCAATCCACATTCAGAACAAATCCAATAACCATCGTGATTTGATATCCACTTCCCTTGCGGTCTGTCTGCCTTGTCTGCTTCAAGTTGTCTCTGCGTTCCGCACTCGAAGCCTTTTATGAAGTCCTCGGAGTAATATTGCCTATTGCTTGGACTAATCGTTAGCTGTTTCATCGTCTGCTCCTTTCCACGGCTTCATTCCACTGCATTACTGCATATTGCAACGCTCTATCCCAAGTGGACTTGCCCTCTTCGACCTTTAAGTGTGGTTTTCGCAGAAACGGCTTGCATTGGATGGTACACCACGCCCCAAAACCACTGTATTCAGATCCATAGTCTCGCTTTATCTGTGGGTATCGACCACAGATAGGGCATGTTTTTATTTCACTCATCGTCTGCTCCTTTCACTTTAGCTTGTTTTTACCAACCCATAAACCAAACAAATAGGACAAACTGCACATTATTCCAACAGCTATGCTTATGTCACTCATCGTCTGCTCCTTTCATCCTTGCGATCTGTATCTTGTATCCCATAGCACCAAGCAGCTCTCTGTACACAGCTACCGACATGCCGTGCCGGCCATTCTCCAGCAGTGAGATCTCAGTTCGGCTCACGCCTGACTTCTCGCTGAGCCGTTCCTGCGTCCATCCGCACTGGAGCCTGAGAAGCTTTATGATCTCATTTTCGAGTTGCATTTTTCTTTTCGAGCCTCCTTGCTCTTGATATGTTCATGATCCGTTCCTTGACCTGCTTGTCACCCAACTTGTAGCAGTCAAAGCACACATATTTCATTCTGCCGGTAAAGCGCTCAATGCAGTCTTTACCAGGCGTCACGTCCTTGCCACACAAGCAGCATTTAGACATTGCCTATCATCTCCTTATTCAGTCCACGCTCCGATGTCATACAGCCACTCCGGCATAATGGCATACGGAACACCACGTTTTGAATTAAGCCCTTTCAGCTCGTAGTATCTGTGCGTTACGTTTCCCTTTGTGATACCGCACACCTTACCGACCCGAAAGATCTCCTGGTTATGGATCTTCAGATCACCGGAGATCCCCTTGACTCCATCCAGCACGAGCATGACCTTATGTCCGACCTTGAAGTCTTTTCTATCTGCCATTGTTCATTTCCTTTCTGTTACAAAGCGGGGCAGGCGGTAGTTATTGCCTTATTGAAGAATTCGTATTTAATTGTTTGCTGAGGGGTGCCCGCCCCGCTGAGTAAGCATTATATGTCCGCTCTTCTCCTGTTCGGATCGAGCATCCTGCGTTGCAGTTCTTCTATACGCTTCTGATTCTCCGCTTTGTTCTTTGCCTTTTGCGCTGCGATCTCTGCTTTTATATCAGGCAGTTGCAGCAGAAACCTTTTCTTCGCCATGCCGCTATTGCTTTGCAGCTCTTTCCAAAACAGACGCAGACCCTGGATGTCCTCTACATATTCCTGGATCTCTTCAGGCAGCTGTGCAAAGTCGTACTGCGTATATGACTTGCTGTCCACTACCAGCTCAGGATGTTTATATACATCCGTCTGAAGATCTGCATCCCATCTGATGCCGCCCGGATCTGTGATTGATGTCCTTGTTTTGCCATTCACAATAGTGTCCGCGATATCCACCATCTGCTGAAAAAGCCTTTCTCCTTCAGCCGGCTTTTCTTTTATCGCCTTTGTTTCGGCGTTCAGTGCATTGATGATGTCCGCGACTTCAGGCATGAATGGCTTTCCACGTTTCATGTATGTGCTGACTGCCTCATCAATGTCAGCGTAATTGGTATCCTTGAACTCATTTGCCCAAGTATCCACCATTGCAGATCTCTGCTCAGCAGTCAGCCGTCTTGCCTGTGAGATGTACAGCCGGCAGACACGCTCCAGTATTTTCTTTGTCTCGTCTCTTGTCATAACTGACCTCACTTGATGTCCTTGAAGAAAATATAATCATCGGTGGAAATGGAGCCGGTTTCATCCGGCGTTGTATTTGTATTTCCATTTGTTTTTGTATTTGTATTTGTTTTTGTATTTGTATTGGCATCGTTTGCATCCATTTGCATACTGTTGCATGCATTTGCATTTTGCCAGCGCTTGTTAGCATTTTCGCGCATCCTTTCGCACTTAGCCTCATACTTTTCTGCATCGCGGTCTATCTGCTGCCTGATCGGAATAAAAACGAACTCCAACACGCCTTTGAATTTAGGCTCCTTCCCGCTGTTGAAATAGCTCAGGAGCCCCTTAATAAGTTTCCCCGCTTCTTCGTCTGTCAGCCGGTTCACAACTTCTTCCGTGTCTCCGTATATCACAAACCCTTTTGGTTCTTTAGCCATGTTCCTTCTCCCACGCCTTATACATTTCTATCCAGTCGACAAAGCGCATCGTGATCTTCCACTCAGTGCGGTTCTTGCGGTGCATTACGACAGGAACCTCTGCTTCTCTTGCGTCCCTTACCGACTGTGATAAGGCATCATCGATATTTAGCTTCTCCACTCGCTTGATCTCCAAATGGATCCGAGGGAGGCCTACAACATCTGCATCGCCGTTGGCTCCGCTGAATTGCTGGCCTCGCCTCGCTTCATATCCGTATTCCTTGAGAATATGCGCGGCTTCAAGCTCACCGCGCTTACCTTTGTCTCTGCTGTTCATCAGAATGGAATGTCATCTTCGGCAGCTGAGAAGCTGTCCGGCAGCTCTTCTGATGAAAGCGGCTGCGGAATTGCAGCAAGCTTCTTCAGCTTCGGGATCTTGAAGCCGAGATCTCTGATGCGCCCTGTCGAGCAGATATAGCTGACATACGGCCTCGTGAATACTGTCCCGGACTGACTTTCGACCTCTTCATCGCCTACTACCACGCCTACGTATTTACCCTTCCATGCGTGAGGGTCCGACAGATTCACATTGTCATTTGATTCAGCAAGTGATGTCTGGATGCCTCCGACTTTTGAGAGCAGCCATTCTGGAGAATTGTTATCCGGTTCTGCGAACCAGTAAGTCAGCCAGCGTTCTCTGTCTGCTCCCATGTTGTTCTTGCGGTAGATGTCTTTGTTCTCGCCTTCTGCGATGTCCATCATTATCATGTGTGCCGGCTCGCTGTGCCCGTTCCACGAGCGGTCATCGACATCGATTATCTTTGCGATGTATCCTCCTGCCGGCAGTACATCGAACTGCGTCGGCTGTTTTGCGTATGATGTAAAATCCTGCATTATTTCATTCTCCTTTCGTCTTTGGTTTGCTTGATGCTTCTAAAGCCATCCGCCTGTAGTCGTCAGCAAAGAATACGACCTTTCGCCTGTTATAGTTGTACAAAGTATTGATGCTCTGTAATACATCTCGGGCTCGAACCGTGCCTCCGCCGAACTGCGCTCCGTATTTTTCAAAGCTTTCAAGCATCCTGCTTTTATCGACAAGCTTGTACCTGTCAAGCCTGATGAGCGTGTCCACGGTTCCCGCTTTCGGAAATCCCGACTCTTTAATGTGCGGGATAAGTGCGCAGAGCCAACGAGCGCGCTCCTTCTCAACATAGTCCAGGCTTGTATACTGAAGTTTTCCGTCCTTTAAAGCGTCTTGCACGGCGGGGCCTGTGCCGCGGCCCTTTATTGTAAGAAGCTGTTCCCATGTCAGCGACTTATACTCTCGAAGATCCTCTTTGAGCGCTACATAAGCGGGGAACTTGCGCGATGCGTAACAATCGATATAATTTTTTATCTTCCAGCTCTCCATCTTTCTGTTCATGCTTATGCAGTCATCGATAGTCAGCCCCGCCTTTTCAATGTAGTAAATTGGCAAGCCGAGAGCCTCACAGGCGGCAAGCCTGCCCTGTCCGTCTATAACTTCCTTTTTCTCGTTTACAAGTATCGGTGATGGCTGATACCCGATTTTCAAGATGCTCTCTTTAATGGTGTTTACGCGATTTGGCGTGATTTCCCTGTTGCCGAGGAGCTTATTGAATTGGCTGTAGTTGTCGGTCATCATGACCTTAATGTTGGCGACCTTATCCATTTATTTCTCCTCCTTGTACGGTATCGTCATTCCATAGTATTCGCGTATCGTTTTATCTACCAGTTTGAGATCGTTGTCTATCGTCTCCGTCTGGAACATATCGAGTGGCGTCTTCACGCAGTCTGCTCCGTTTGTCTTGGTTCGGAATCTGTACTCTCCGCCCTCGTATGTCGCCTTAAGCACTGTTGTGAATAGTCCCTCTATGCAAACCTTTTCCGAAAGCAGCTTGCCAACCGTCATAGGCCTCTCGTAGCCATCTGAGTCCAGCTCAGTGTGCATCATAATGTAGACCGTGATGTCATCACCCAGGTTATCCACCTCATCAAGCAACGTCGTGAAGTTGGATGCCATGCGGGTAAACTTGTCGTATCCCTTTTCGCCTGCTGTTGCCATGAACTCTGTCGACATCAGATAGTTGGCATCATCGATGACCAGCACCTTTGCTTTTGCGTTCTTGATCGCCTTCAGTGTGTTCGGATAGCGATTCATCGTCTCCGGTGTGAACTTCGGCTCATAGATCGGTATGTCCGTTCTGAACGGCATCTCCTTGCCCACGCAGCTGATGATGCCGACCTCGCCCTTTTTGAAGTTCCTGAGACTGGTTGACTTACCGCTCCCGGATCTTCCGAGAATCAATATTTTCTTACTCATTACTGGTACCTCCTGTAAAATGAATTTTCCATCTTTTCGATCTTGTCGATGATGGCTCTTGATCTTGCAAGTTCTTTTGACTTGTAGATGTGGAACGCATACTCATCTATCTCGTTATCAGCATTGAGCCTGTAATAGCCCTTGCCGTTACCGCTCGGAATGATGCAGTCTCCGTTCCTGTTTGCGTGTTCTATTAGCTGTCTGAAAGCCCTGTCGACTCCCGGAGACTTCGGCCTCCTGACCGGTCTCTTTGAATTGATCATGTCGAAAAGCCTTTCTGCTTCACTTTTCTCTTCCGGTGTGGTACCATAATCTTTGGTAGGGATTGGTGCACCGAAAGGTGTGCCTTTCTTTTTATTCTTCTTCGTCATCTTCGTCATCCTCGCAGATCTCTTCAATATCATCGAATCCGCAGCACGGACATTCTGCTATTGTTATCGTGTGCTTGTCAGGGAACATCGAGCCAACACCGAAGTAGTCCTCTGCGTAATATTCCATATAGTCCGGTTCCTCAAATTTGAGGCCGCAGTTCCAGCATTTATACATCTCTGATCTCCGCATTTATCAGCGCTCTTTCCAGGCGCCTCACTCTGTCTCTGAGCTCGTCATTCTCTGTATCGAGAACTCTGAAATGCTCCTCAAATACATCCTTCCCCATGCTGTAAGCATTGGCTTTTCTCTCGAGCTCTTCCCTGAGCTTTGCGTTCTCCATCTCAAGAGTCTTGATTCTTTCCTTGTAGAATTCACTGTTAGGATTGTCCCAACTGAACATCACGTCTTTATCATGCTTTCCCATTTTTCATCTCCTTTACATCATCGGTGTGCTGCTTGCTACAGCTATTACCATCCCAAGTCCGAGTGCGATCCACATCGCGCATACTGCTACCCATCCGAGAGCGTTCATTACCTTTTTCATTTTTCTCCCTCCTCTTCTACCAGTTCCATCTTGACCGCTTCCAGTTCATCCTCACCGAGCATGCGGTGTTCCCATGCGGTCTCCATAAAATCCATCGCTTCGAGCCTGTCACTGAATAAAAATGTCGGCTCTTTGTAGCTGACCTTGAGTGTTACCTTGTACTTCATTATTGCTACCTCCTTATCCGTACATCTTAGTAAGTACGAGCTCAAAATCTTCGCTCTGCTGGACGTATTTTCCGTCAAGGTATGCTTTATCGATCTGCTCATCAATCTCCGTCAGAGCGAATTCTGCGTCCTTTACGATAAGTGCCAGCTCCGTATCATCTTCATGCCTTTTAACTGCTTCTCTCAGTCCTTCAATGATTCCTTCAATAGGCATAAGCATCTACCTCCTTTCCGCATATTCTCTTATAAGCTGGACTGCTTCATTGCGTTCTTTTGCGGACCATTCCACATTGTTGAGCATGATAGACAATTCCTGCTTGCTGATACCCATCAGTTCCGCCAGCCTTGTCATGGTCATACCGTACCTGGCAAGTTCAGACCTGACTGTGGCGTTCTTTACATATGTCATATTGCCTCCTTTCTCTGATCCTGTTGTTCAAGATAGAACGTGTCACATACAGTATGGTTCAGGCTTATCTTTCTCTTTGCGCTGTCCTTCGTGCAGAATCCGTATTTCTTGCGCTTATCAGCCACGCCAAACCTGTTCATTTCGCGTTCACAGTGGTCACATTCCTTGCAAATGTGTCTGCAGCCTTCCAGGGCCTTAGCTTCGGCTATGGTCTCCGGTGCAAAGTCTGTTACTTTGATGTAAATCAGGAATGCCTCTCCAGCTCTTTCAAATGTCGGGTTGAACATCTTATAACGCTTCATTTCGGAGTTGAATTTGTTTACTGCTTCCTGGAACGTGCTCCCTTCACATAAAATGCACTGCATGTATTTTTCTTCTCTCATTGCGGCACCTCCGTAAAAAATAAAAAATGGACTTACAGATTGTAAGTCCATTTAATTCCTTGTGTCGCACCCTATTGCAGTAATTGCAAAGGCTTTGAAACTATATTTATTTTTATGATTTTAGGAATAGTTCTTGACTTACAATGCAAATATAGCACCTTCTTGACATTGTTGCAACAGAATCATAACATTAAATCAGTATTATTTTTCAAACAAGTCGGAGGGAATCATAATGGTATTATTTAAAAAATCAGAGCGAATGGATTACACCGTCCCAAACACAGAATCATATCGTGGTTATAAGCGCATCAAGCTGACTACGTACCGCGATGAGTTTGCTCATAAAGGCATAAAAAAACTTGGCACGCGTTCGATATCATATATAGGCTTCCAACTGATAAAAGGGCAACCTGGAATAAACGTGTATGCTGACGGTAACAGAATCGGCACGATTTGGAAAGACTACTGGGCACCCTATTACAAAGCAATCAAAGATGGCCAAGTGAAAGCCGGTCATGTCGAAATTGCTGATGCTGATACCGTTTATCTTTATGTTTGTATATAAAAGCCACGAAAAAAGACCCAGAGCGCAATGCCCTGGGCTTTCTTCGTTTGCATTATTTTATAGGAGGTGATCATACAGATCGTCTCCGATCTGCCTCAAGATATGTATTTTCTGTATGAGGTCTGTATTTGTTCTTCGCTTGTATAAACATAAGCGAGTGTTGTATTCAAGTTGCTATGCCCAAGCAGCTTCCCTATCTCCTGTATCTCCATGCCTCTGCTTGCAAGACCGGTCGCAAATGTCCTGCGGAACCGATGCGGATGGACATTTGGAACATTGGCTCGTTCTTCGAGCGTCTTCAGTATATGCCGGACTCCTCCAGGGTTAAGGGCTGCCTTTTTCTTGTTATAGAACAGGAAGTCTCCCTGAACGTTGCGACTTGTGAGATATGCTGTGAGATGCTTGCACGCAAGTTCAGTGATGAACACAGTACGCTGTTTTGAGCCCTTGCCCTCGCGGATCCTGATTGCCAGCGTATCAAAATTGATATCAGATAGCCTGATGGTGCACAATTCCGATACTCTGACACCGGATGCGAGTAATACTTCC